AATTGCGTGGACTTTCTTCCAAAAACCGATAATTGCTTCACCTACTAATATGGCAAAGCCAGTCATCAATGACATATCAATGACTCCATAAATCACTCAATCTATCTATAATCCATCCCATTATATTAATATCAAAAACACCCATAATGTTTCCAATTAGAAACATAGACAAAGTGGAGAATCCTCCCCAAAACCACGCTCTCATTTTTAAAAAGAAAATATCGGCAGAATGCGCCCTAGACTGATTATAAGCATAATCGGAATCAGAAAACCCTAGCAAATCGCTAACGACCAATTAACCAACCCCTTACTGTAGGGCGGCTAAAAACTCATTACCAACGGTATTTTCGTCTTCTTGTGTTGGTGGGGTATAAAAACTAGTATTGTATTGTCTAGCACTTTCACGCATTTTTTGTCTTTGTTGTTCGTCCCTAGCCTTTCTTTCCCAAAATGCTCCTATCTTTCTATCAAGTAGCCACATTTCTATTTTATCATTGAGTGCTAAATCAAATAGAGCCTTCATAACCATAATTGCTCCAATTGTTCCTAATCCAAATAGAACAGAATGTGCTATTGGGCCATAAGGAAAACCTGTTCCAAATGTCGCATAAGCAAACACATTCGCTCCACTCAATGCGCCAACAAAGAGTATAGTCATCACTAATCTAGTATCTTGGTTCAAAACTGCCATCATAAGACCTCAAGCAAATTCAACGGAGACAGCCGCACCAATACCAGTTCCAGTCGCTATGTCAAGATATAGACCGTTACTAGCAATAACGCCATGCATGTCAAACTCTATGGTGTCTACTTTTGAAGTAACTAGATTTATTCTCGCTAATTCTTTACCACTTGCGGCAGAAGAATTATCAAAAACTCTAACTAATGTAGGGTTTGTTCCTGTTAACTGTGCATGAATAGAAACTAATTTGCATCTTTCAGCACTAACGACTGCGCTTGCAGTCAAAACCCCACTACTTCTACAACTAGCCATAGGTAGTCCTCCGTCAAACTTTCAACCTTACAACTACTTCTTAACCTTATTCCTCTTTTTGAGGAGTTTTGGCCTTAGACTTTGTAGTTTTAGGTTTCGGTTTAGAGATTTTAGGCTTCTTTTTAACGGGCAGAAGAAGTGCCTCTAACTCTTTATGAGTAGAGACATCCTCTCCTGTTGTTTTAGCCGCCAATAGCAATTGCTTAGAAGATAAAGATAGAAGTGTTTCTCTATCTTTTTCTTCAAAGGTAAATACTAAATCTCTAGAGTTTAGTCTTCCTAAAGCCCAACGAACAGAAACACTAGCGGATTTCTTCTTTGTGATTCTTCCCGCAGGAGTATCTGTTGCATTGAACCTAGAACAACTTTCAGCAACTATAACTGTTACCAATTAAGTCACCTCAAAGGTTTCCCCAAACTCTAACCCTAACAGTAGTATCTGTAATGTTTCCGTTTGCAGCAGCGTTTGTTCCATCATTCGCTGTAAACAATAAAGCGAAACTAGAACTGCTTTCATAAGCACCTGCGGCTGAAATTTCTACATCTACTTGGTGAGTAGCAGGGATAGAATTACCTGTTATGGTTACACAAGAAATACTTGATAATCCCAACGATGCAGCAGTTACAACTTCTCCTCCGCTAGTAGCAGTAGTTACCAAAAGAGAAGCATCAACCACATATTCATCACCAACAACTCTAGGGTTAGTATAGCCTTTATGGTCGGCCAACAATGTTACTGTATGTGCCAATTAAAACACCTCACAGTAGGTTGGTAATCTTGCCTTGACCCTTAAAGTATGAACAACCAACTTCTGCAATTGTTCGGTAAAGAGCCTTGTTACCTAGAGTTCCAACACCGAATGGGTTTCCACTAGCAATACCATCCTCAAAGTATTGAGTTGGTTTCATAACAGATAACCATAGATGGTCAGTATCTAGGAACAACATATCGCTTATTGGATTAGCAGTTGCAGATGTTTTAGACATAGCCGCTACAGGAATCAATGGGATATCATAGTATGTAGAAACTCTAAATCCTACTTCAGCACCCTTTGTTCCTCTAACACCGTTTACAGTTGGAACAATCTCTTTTCTATCCATGAATCTCTCTTGTGCTTGTAGCAAGTCAGCAAGAGTTTGAATGGTATCATATCCAGTTAGAATAACCTTTGGTGAACCACCGGCTTCACGAAGTAGTCTTAGAGTATTGTTGATTACGGTCAAAGTTAATTGACGACCACCAGTAGCGGAATAATCATCATTATCATCTACTTGAGCATCTAGGAATCCTGAACCCGATGCACCACGAACAGTTCCGTAAAGTCTCTTCATTGGTTCATTGTCAGCATCATCTGTTCCCGAATTGTTATCATACTTTAGAGAGTAGAAATCATCGGAATCCATTTGTGTGATTTCAGCCGCAGAAGATACAACTTTCAATAGAGAAGTATAGTTTCTATCTAGCAAATCAAGAGATTCGCTGCTTCCGGAACCAAGATAGAATTCAAGTGGCATAACTAGCATTTTGTTTTGAGTTTCAGCATGGTGCTTACCCATATCCTCTCTCATTTGCGCTCTAATGTCACCAATTCCATCGTCAATTGCTGCCATTTCCATAGCCAATTCGCTAAAGTCGAATTGATGTGCAATGGTTTTAGGACTTGTAAATAGTGTAGTGTAAGTTGGGGCAATAGCCGCTAATCCATCACTTGCATTGTCTAATCGTGCATTTTCCGGAACACCACCAATAGTATCTGCTCTTGGAGTTGTTGAACCGATATTTGCAGCAGTTGGGGCTGAAACGCCATCGTCACTGTTTGCCGCTACTGCTAGAGAGTTTCCGCTTCCACCGGCAGGTCTTTCTGTCATTATTCTCCATCCACTAGATGTATATGGCCTCTTTGAAATAACTGAAAGAGCATTACATTCCCTGTTTAGCATTGACCAAACTTTTTGTCCGAAAATCTTGTTGTAAAGACCACCGACATCAGTAATACCAACGCCACCAGCGACATTTGCCGCATTGGTATCATGACCAACATGAATACCTGCAACAGTTCCCGCTTGCTTCAACAATTGGTTGTTAAAGCCGGTTGCTCCGGTTAGTCCATATGTTCTTGCTTCTAAATCTGCGATTGTATTAATGTAACTCATCTTAAATGCCTCCTACCATCTTGTGGATATCATTCCAGTCCATTTCGGCTAGTTCTTCCATAGTTGGGAGTGTTATTGTTGCCTCTTCTTGTGCTTTTAGAATTGTTTCCTTTTCAGCAGTTAGAGACTTTCTCAATGCAGTAAATTCTTCTTTTAGAGAAGCAATTTCGTTTTGTGCATCATATTGAGACTTTGCCAACACATTTTCTTTATGTGCTACTTCAGCCGCAAATCGAGACTCAAAGGATTTCTGCAAGTTGTCATATGCCAACTTTTCTAGTTGTTCTTGTCGGAAAGCCTCATATGCTTTCTCGATGTTAGCGTTAGACAAATCAAGAGTTTGTAGTTCTTCATTGTCAAATGCCTTTACAACTGGTAGGTCAGAAGGTTTTGGTCTTCCTCCCTCAATGATGATTCTATCGGCTGGTTCACCGATTTCGACACCTGCTCCGTCAAGAGTTGAAACGACTGCTTTTGCTTCTTTGTCATGATACATGCCTTTTTCTTCTTCAGCCATCTTTTCTTCGTCAGCCATCTTTTCATCGTCTTCAGCCATCTTTTCGTCCATCATTTTTTCGTCCATCATTTTTTCGTTCATCATCTTTTCATCTTCCGACATATCCATACTCTCCATGTCTTCTTCTTTACGAAGAGTATTGACTTCTGCCATTAGCGCATCTAACTCTTCTAGTGCTTTTTCAATTTTGCTCATATTTTTCACTTCCTTTTCTTGTTTAAGAATATCAAACTTTGCTTCCGGGTTTATTCCTTTTTCACAGATTGTAACCTCATGTAGTTCTAGTTTGCTTATTTCATTGTATTGTCCTAGTTCGGGGTGGCTTTTCTTTACTTTCTGTATTGCCTGTCCTCCAATGCTAAAACTCCTCAATGAACCTTTTCTAACGCCTCTTCCTATTTCTTTGGCTTTTTCTATATCGTCTCTTAATTTAATTACTACAAAAAATCCTACATCATCTACTTCTGTTTTCCATAGTTTTCCATTTGAATCTCTATATGATTTTACTACTTCCCCTACTTGAACATTAGAATGATTTGTCATTACATTTCTAAATTTTGGATTCTCCATATATTTCTCTACTGCTTCTTGTAATGCTTTGAGGGTAATTAAGTCATTTTGTTTATCAACGATTTCGATGCTTGCATATCCCCCAATCATCAAATCTTCTTGATTTTTAAGAATTCTGAAATCTGTAGTGTTGTTTCTAACTACCGCAGAAATCATCCTCCTCAACTCCTTGTTACATTAACCACTATATAAAGAACACACTATTTAGACGGTATTCTAGTTCCTTTGAACTTATCTTCATATATGTTCCATATACCTTTATCTGAATCTTTATCGGCTGGTTCTTGTTTAAATCCAGTCCAAGCCAACCACATTTTTTGTCCCTTAACTGGTATTACTCGGATATGAAGTTTAGTTTCAAACTTGTTTCCTTTTAGAAAATATTCGTGATAGCCGTGTGTTTGGACTCCTAACTCTACTTCTCCTGAATCAATGATTTTTTCTCTTTCAAAAGACCTAGCGACTTCAGCAGGATATTTACCTGCTTTACCAAATAAATCAAACAGTTCCTCTTCATCTTCAATATTTACTAACCAATTTATTGTTTCGTCACCTAGTTTCATAACAATATTAATTTGATTATCTTGCCTAGAATATATTTTAAATTCTCCTTCTCTATACTCATTAGGAGTTTTATACTGTTTTTTAATATCGTCCTCTTGCATTATTTTACTAGGATTAGCAAAAAATTTGTTATCCTCAAACTCTATGCCATCTCTTTTTTCAGCCCACTCTCTAAGTTTAGATATGTCACCTTGAATGACATCTTCGTATAGAGAGCCGTGGTCATCTAATAAATACTCATGAACTTGCTTTACTGATTTTTTTCCGTTTTCTTTTAGGTGTTGAAATATCGCTCCGGTTAATTTAGATTGCTTAGTTTTCATTATTTCTTCTGCTTTAGATTTCCACATATCTAAATCTGCTAAGGCGTTTTTAGACATGAGGTTGTCTTCTTCAAACCCATAGATAGTAAAGCCATCTAAGTCTCCTTTAATGATAACATTGGTTTCTCCATGAATATAATCAGTAACTAGAAGCCCTTTTTCTAAAGCACTAACATCATAATTTAAAGACCTCTTAGTGTCTTGGGAAAGAAATTCTAATGTTACCACTTTATCCGGCATAGTTACTTCGGGTATTTCTATGACCTTTGCCGAGAAAAGAGTATATCTATCTCCGGTTCTCTTGACTTCATCTACCATAACTCTAACAATATCTCCAACATCCACCGCTATTTTTGTATTGAGTGCTTTACCCACTTCCATGTATTTTTTACCATCAACTTCTTTGATGTATTTTCCTTCTTCATCAGTCGGGCCAATATCAATACCAAGAGTATAGGAAAATAAATTACTTTTCGTCTTTTTCTTATCTAAAACAACCACATCTAAATCTACAAACTTTTTCCATTTAATCCACTTTGGATTCTTTCTAGTCCCTACATAATATGTAGATGTAATATCTTTTATGACTACTCCTTCCGAAGTAGGCATATCCATAATTTTCTTAGAATATTCATCCACATCTTTTAGATTATCTGCTTCTCTAGTATCTTTTTTAGATGGGAAATTAATAGCATCTGATGAATGAGAAGAATAGTTATTGAATAAAGTAGTTATTCTTCTTTCCAACGGTTCATCTAATAAGTTCTCATCATTATGTCGCATAATGTCAAACACATGACATCTTAATTCTGCGTCGGGATATTTGCCTTTAAAAATATGAGCAATAGTATCTGCACGATGTAAAGGCTCACCTTCATCAAATAAAATTGTCTATCTTATGTAATTGTATTCTCATACCATCATATTTTTCTTGTATTAGCCAACTTCCACTAAATCCCTTTAGTTCTTTGATATCATCAATTTCAAAAATTCTATACATTGGTTTATTGGGTATGATAAAATCTGATAGAGATTTCTCCTCTTCCGACTTTTCTATATCCTTCAAGTCTTCAACATATTCCTCGCTGTGCCTAGATAAAAGCAACAGGTCAAGCATTTCCATAGCGGCCTTGACTTTCTTTTCTACCTTCTTAGAGTCCTTTCCGTCCCCGTAATGCTCAATAATATACAAGGATATATCATCCGATTCTAGGTCAAGTCCGTCAAGACCCTCCGTAATATCGTCTTTTTCTATGTCCTTGATTGCTAATAGTTCGGGAGAAAGTGCTTTATTATCGTTTCTTAACGCATAATGAACGAATTTCATCATCGTTTCTGGATTAGACATTAATTCTTCTAAGACATCGCCTTTGAATCTTTTAGCGAAAGGGTCATCAACTAAATCAGAAGTATATCTTAGTTGTTTTATTCCTTGAAATATTTTTTGTGCTTGAGAACTCAAAGGGTTTTTTGCTTCTTTATCATTTATTATTACATCAGGAATATGGTTTTTTAATTCTTTACCTGCCGCATCAAGTTCCCCATATGATTCTCTAATCATTTCTACAGCATTACGCCAACGACCCCCATATTCATTAGGGTCTTCTTTTGCTGAAAGATAGGCTACTCTAGTTTTTTCAAATAGCCTCAGAATTTCTTCTGATGGCATTTTGTCTTTTTCTATATTAGCCAACCTCACCAATACCACCTACTTAGCGGTATTGTTGAGTTCTTGGAAGAAGGGGAACAAAAGGATTTTTCTTTTCTGTTGTTTGCATGGCTCTAGTAAGTTCTCTTATTGTTGCCTGTGCCGACTCATTAAATGATTTTTCATCACCGTCTTGTTTGTATTTATCGAGAAGCATTCCTAATTCTTTGGTTGCTGCTTCTATCTCCTTTTGCGCCCTTTCATATCTTTCTCTATTTAATACAGGATTATCGTCATAATCAGATTCTAAAATTTGTTTTAGTATGTTCATGGCTTTCTTGAATTCTGTAATTTCTCCTGCTAAACCATAACCATCTTCCTTTCTAGTTTGATTTTTTATTTTATCAGCCTTTTGAGCCTTTGGTCTTTTTACCTTTACAGTTTCATAATCATCTTTTTCCGGAAGGCGATTACCTTGCATTGATTGATAAAGTATTTCTTTTGCTTCTCTAGCCTTTTCAATAACTAGACTTACCATTCTTTCTTCTTTTGTTACTTTTTCAGGCATCACTGACCACCCGCCTTTTCTACCATTTTATGAATATCAGACCAATCCATATTTGAAATATCTGCAACCTCTCCACCTATTTTATTATCCATAGACGGAACAGGACTTTCACTCACAACAAAACCTGCCTTCATCAATAGGCTATCTTTTGCATATATGGTTCTTTCTAAAGCCTCTACTTTACTTGATAGGGCTTTTATTATTTCTAGCATTTCTTCATTAATTGTTTTTTCTTCGCTCATATTATCACTTCTTTTTTTGTGGGTAAACTAAATCATATAGTTGTCTATACAGTAATTCATATTCTTTTCTTAGTTTAGTAGCCGTAGCCACAATATCAATATTACGCTCATCCATAGATTTCATTTTTTTATTTAGTTTCTTATCTGATTTAGTTAGTTCTAATTGTTGCATAATTGAAATTAAATCTCCTAACTTAGTAAAGTCCTGACCGAAAAATTCAGTTGGTTCTGCGGCCTGTAGTGTCTTTTTTAATTTTTTTCTGCCCTTCGCATCCAAAGAATCTAATATTTTCTTTGGGGATTTATCTTCTTTTTTGAAAGTGATTTCTCTTCCGTCTTCATAGTAGTCCCAAGTCATGTTCTTCCCTCCACTAGTCTATAGGTTTCTTGCGTATCATCATAAGTTATTTCTCTAGCCATGTTTCTGACTAAACTGTTAGTAAATCTTTCTACTCTTTCAAACAAATTTTCTACTTCCGCACCAAGTCTATCTAATCTATTAATATCTCTATTGTTAATGGTGTCAAATCCTTCTACTAAGTCTAATCCTTCTATTTCTAGTATTGCTCTCCGTTGCGGTCTTTGTCCCGCTTCGCCAGTAATCCAATCCATAAATTCTTCCGCTTCTCTTTCATCAAGAGTATCAATAATCTTTGACATTTTCTTTGTTTTAGTGTCAATAGTGTTTAGATACCTAACTACTCTTTGGAAATATCTTTTCACTTGGCTATCTCTTCTTTCTACCAATTCCTTAATTTGTCT